GTCGCCCGGAGTAGTTGAAGCAGATACTGTAGAAATAATAACAACTTCTACCTTAACGCCTGTGGCTGGGGCAGTGCTGAAAGTAAGTGTAGTTCCGCTAAAGCTAAAAGTATCTTTATGCTGGTACACGCCGTCAAAATAGACTTGGATAGAGTTTTCAGATGCAGGGGTAACAGACATAGTGAGCGTTGTGTCGCTTCCGTCGCCTGTCATTGTGTCTAGCGTAAACTGAGCTTCGCCACCTCCAATGTCTCCCCACGAATCTGTATACCCTTCAAACTTTCCAGTTGTGCTGTTGTACCTAAACTGGCCTGCTGCGGCTGAAGGACGCTCCCCCGTAGTGCCGACGGGTACTCTTAAATCTGTGTTAATTGTTGCACCGCCAGAAGCGGTTAATGCCGCAACCGTAGTCGTACCTGTCAGATCAAGGTCAACGAAAGCATCGACCATCGCGCCACCCGCCCCTGCGCCATCGCTATAGATCGCTTTCGTGGAGCCGTTAGCAATTGTGACCGTAGCACCACTGCCTTGCTTGATTATGATGCTCTGTGAGCCACTGGTTGCGTTCTCAATCAACCACAACTTGCTGACCGTGTTCGGCCCTATAGTGATGGTGCAAGCTGAATCAAGAGTGCCAGTATATTTGAGGAAGAGACTGCGGCCCGGATCAGTAGAACCATCAGCAATAGTGGTAGTGTGAGTATCAGCATTCGTCGTAATAGCTTCCGTCCCAAAGGAAAAAGCCTCAGCTATCAACTCCAAATTTGTATTCGTACTGGTGCCCCACGTACCTGATTCGTCACCAGTGGAAATCTCTTTGAGCCGTAAATCGTTAACATAGGTTGCCATTTATCTTCTCCGACTTTTAGTCTTGGGCTTTTCTGAACCCTTAATAACCTTTTTTACTTTCTGAACCATTAGGCTATTTCTTGCCAATCTGGTGTTTGACTTGTGTCTACCAAGCCCCAAACATTAACGTTAGAAGCTAACCCTGTGCCCGAAACACCCGTGAGAGATACGCCTGCATCGGCACTGACCGTAACCGTTCCCGTAGAGCCTGTGCCCGAGACACCACTAGTGTCCACATATGTAACTGTACGGACCAAAACCGAACCAAGGCTTCCAGTGCCAGCAACACCAGTAACACTAACATTCGCGATGCCTGTAACAGTAACTGCTTGAGTTGCGCCTGTGCCCGAGACACCTGTAACAGATACATCGACACCCGACCCTTCAACGACGGAAAGCGACCCGACTTGAGTTGTGCCAACAACGCCACTGATCGACGGCTCTCCATCGATAGAGATCGAAACCGTACCCACCGCGCCAGTTCCTGCCACACCCGTAACTTCAACAGGTGCTGCTTGACCCCACGGGCCTGAACCCCAAGTCTGTCTACCCCAACCGGCAACACTAGCCATTTTCTATGCGATTCTAATAATCGCATTTGATGCGTCTGCTGTAGGGAATTGAACAGTAAAATCTCCCGAACTGGAAGATTTGTCCCCGCCAAAATCTAAAATACATACAGAGGGATCGCCGGATGCAGAATCATTGAATATCATCGCGCCTCGTGCCGTGATAGTGCTAGAACTAAACGTTACGTCTGCAAAATCGGTTAGTGCTGTAGTTCCAGAAGTACTGGGGTCTACACGAGTAAGAGAGGCACCCTTTGCCGTATAACCCGTACCAGAAACCTCGTTTGACGTTGTATAGGCAGTGGTTGCTGCACCTAAACTTGCGGAACTTGTGTACAGCGCAAGGTTAAATGTGCTGCCGCCAGAGTTCTTGAAATTATGCACCGCCTCCAGAATTTCTTTCTTGAAGCTAGTACACATTGCAGTTGATATCGCCATTACAGACTCCTGATTATCTTCGCCATGTCGCCATGACCTTGTTTTTCTAATTCTGCGATAAGTGTGGTTCTGTCACTTTTTATCGCTTCTTTGATATAAAAACTCACCGTTGTTTCCACAGACTGCTTAAACGCCTCTGCTTGCTGCGCAATCAAAGGATGACAGTTTCCACCAACACTAACAATTCTATCTGATGCAGTCTTTGCCCAAAACTCGGGTTCATGCCCTTTGTCTTGAGTAGTAGCTACGATAACAGAGCCAACAGTAGCTTCCGATGAATTAAAAAAAGACATTACGCCCCCGAGCTTATGTCATATCTGTATTCGTCACGAGCACCGTAGCCTTCGCCTAATGCTTTCAAAGCGGCGACTGCTAAAGAAAAACGCTGCTCATACTGAGCAACCTCTTCCGGAACTTTTAGAAAAGTCGCGGCTTCTACCAAAGTTCCGTACAAAAGCGCGTCCGGGGCATTTTCGGAAAGCCACGTAGTGCCGCTTTCTGCGCCCGCCGTCAACGATTGAGGCCTAAATTTGTAGTGAAGTTCAAACGTATAAGTGTCATCCGGAGATGGACCTAACAAAAAAGTATCTTCATCAAACAGAGAATAGTACTTGGGTGTTCCGGTAGTAGCCGGGTTTGGGGTATAGGATCGAACAAAAGACACTTGTTTCAGCAACAAATACAAATATTCGCTGTCTTTTTGTAGCGCTAAACTATAGGAAGCAAGGAAATCCGAGGGCATCGCAAGGTAGGGGTTGCCCGAAGTAGCCGTTCCTGTGACGTTTTTTCTAAAAAACGGCATCTCTACATTCTTTAAAATCCGCTCTTCCGCTTCTTTTATAAACGTGGGCAAGTCCGCAACAAACGTTGTTTCCGAGGTTTCACAGTAGTCTTGAACCGTAGATTTTAGCGTGGCTAAGGTAAAACTCATGTTATCACCACCGTAACCTGACCAATTTGTCCCGAAGCCTGCACGGGAACAAACGGGTTAATGCCGACCACGGGGACGCCTACAGAAACAACAGTCGGCTCTGTTCTATCCGGTCGAGGGTTTTTTAAAGCTTGCGGATCGTCCACACGAGGAAGCGGCAATAACTGCGGCTGTTTTGGCTCGAATTCATCGAAACCTACCAGACTGCCGTTCCATTCTTTACGCATTCGATTCAGTTTGTAACGAAAACCGGAGCGATCTGAAATACCGTAAGCGTTTTTTCCGGAAGCAAATGCCATGACTACACTCCGTATCTATAGGCAGGAGGGCTTATCTTGAAAGAAGCTCTGTCGCGATCCTCTTCCATGGCTCTAATCATTTCTTCTTCGTACACCGATTTGAGCATCCCCATCATCTGAGGATTTTTCTTCATAGACAAGTAGTACGCTAACCCTGCGGCCAAACACGGGTAAAACCGGAAAGGCACGTCCACAGTGTTGGTAAACGTGTCGGCGTCATCAATGCGCGTTAACCGGTTAAACTTCACAATGTCCGTGTTATTTTCGGGGACCGGCCAAATTTTCAACACAGGGGTAATCTGCCGATCCAAGAAAAATTGATTGGGCCTGCCCGTCTGCGTCTTTGTAGGAATGTTTAAAAACTCTGACCTACTTAACCGATCTATCGCAAAATCAGTGCCATCTCGTGTCACAACAGCCGACAATATGTCGATGGTGGATTGAACATCGTTTAGGTCTTGGACTGCGGTTACCGTAGTCGTTGCCGAACTTGTTCCACCCGTGATCGTTTCGCCGTTAGTAAACGTTCCTACGGGTATGGTAGTGGCAAACGAAGTGGTGGAAGGCTTACTGGTTATGGAAGCAGTTGCTCCGCTAGTGCCTCCGGTTATCGTTTCTCCTACGGAAAAACTGCCGGACGCAGCAACCGAAAGAGTTAGCGTTCCTGCGGGATATTCACTGATACCTGACGCAACCGTGATAGACGTTTGCGCAATAGTCCACTGATTAAGACCTCTGTTGGCCCAATCAGCAAACAACAGGTTCAAAGATCGTTTCGCTGTTTTTAAGTCGTACCCGGTCCTGACCTCTAAGCCACAACGCTCAAAAGCCTCTTCTATGTACTCAGCTACATCAATCTCAAAATTTTTGCTGTTACTCGTTGTCATTGTATAGGTTATCGAATACACGGTTCACATCAAGAACGTAGTCTAGATCAGACTTCGAATAATGTATGTGAGCCGAAGGCTTAAAATCTGGAGCGCCTGTACCCGTTTCAAACCACGCGGGGTGCGTTACACGAACCCGGTTGTTTGGTAATGCAACGATGTTACCTGTCCACTCCCCCGCATCTAAAAGTTGAAGCACATGACTTTGCTTGTGCTGT